AATATGATAGTACATTCTACCATCTACATAGAATCTACGGAAGATATCTTGTGCCATATCTTTGTAGTTTAATAAACGGAGCACCGTTTGAAACTCACCTTTGATGGCATTTTTAATTTTTTCTGGTTGGTCTAAATTATCTAAGACCAGTTGGATACTTTTACCATCATCATCGTGGCAAATAGCTTCATTGACAATATCATCAATGGCAGATTCAATCTCTGGCTGCATTGCCATTTCACGATATCTTGAAATTAGTTCTACATCATTTTTGGCTGTGCCGTCTAGGTCAACATAAGTTCCATAATAAGCGGCAGAGGTAATAGTTAATGCGCCATCCTCATTTCCTGGTGGCGTAAAGGATTGTTGCACGGTCTGGTCATCTTCTTGATTGTCCCGTGCAATTGTAAATCCGAAAAGAGAGAATTTTTTTTCCATAGTATTTTAGTCCAAATCAAAAAAACATAATGAAGGGAACCAAAATTCCCTTCGTAAAATAAAATAAATTAACTTGTTGTATCTGTTTCCCACCATTGATATGCGAATGTAACCGAATATTCTTCAATGGAGTCATTTGAGTCCCAAGATAAATCAATTGGGGCCATATCTACAGGGAACATACCAACAAAATTATATACTTTCAAGGTGTCGCCAGTTTTTCCGTATTGTGTGACCTGTGCGTCTACGGTATAACCGGCTGGACTTTTAGCGCCAGCGTTACGAACATTACTAGCATGACTGTTGATTGCATTCATCCATGATTCCATAGAATTTCGGATTGAAAAATCTTCGTCATTAATAATGTTTACTGTCCAATCGGTAAAAGTTCTGTTACCAACAAATTTTAGTTCACGACCAAAATAATGTGTGGTTACAGTACCAAGAGTTGAACCGGGTAATTGAGCAGTCTTGGCCATGAATGATGCTTTTTGGCTTGATGCTATACCGTTAGTTGCAACCGTTGGAAAATTTAACGAAACCTGAAACAGATTGGGACGAGCTCCGTCTCCAATCATATTCGCTCTAAATTCTGCTACGTTGAATGCCATTGTTTTCTCCTATATCGTTGAATTATTTATTAGAACCTACCAACGACTTCTGTGAAATCAACACCAGTTCTGACGGCAACAAAGTTCAACTGAATGAAGTTGATTGACCGAGCAGGCTTAATGTAAATATCTCCAACAAACTGATTTGAATCAATCACTTGAGGTGTATTATTTGTAGAATCACAAACAACACGGTAGTCATAGATACCACGGCGACCTTGTATATCACGCAAGAATGGAGTCACCAATGCCACAAATTGAGCACGGGTAAATTCATCATTGAATTCAAATAATGAAAACTTAGCAGCTTGAGAAATTGTTTTTTCTAATATGATGAATAATCTACGGACATTGATACGGTCAAAAGCGGATGGTTTACTTTGCAAAGTCTTGTCACCATATAGAACTGTTCCTTGTCCTGGGAAAGTTCCAACTGGATTAATACCAACAGAATACAAAGAATCTCTTTGTGTCTTATTAGGATTCCATGCTAACTTAACAACATTCTTTAAGTTACCACGATTGAAACCAGCAGGTGAGAACCATGGGTCACGAACAGAATCAGTATATACACATAGACCAGCAATATCAGCATTGAGTGGTACATAACGATATGTGTTGTTATACTTGTCAAACATATACTTCCAGCCAGAATCAGCAACGGCAAATGAAGATGACCGAGATAGTGCTGTGTTCCATGCCAGAATATTAGTTACTTCAGAACCAGATTGGTTGATAACATTTGATGATGGAGGTGATAAGAAAGCGATACAATCTTTACGAGCACCAGAAATATTATCAATAATATACTGTTGTGTAGAAACTCCAGCATCTCCTGTAATTACTAAAGAAATGTCTACTTCTTCAGAATTAGAGAATTGTCCAAAAGCAGTCTGTAATGTACCAGCGGTAGGAGCATCATCTGAACCACCAGTCAAAGTATTTGTTACGACACCAGGTAATGTAGCAAAATTTGTATTGGCTAAATTAGTACCCCAAGTTGTAACAGTTGTTGAATAATTTGGTGGGTCAATAGCGTAAATATATTTGGAATTATTAAAAATTACATTCTTGTAATAATTTGAATTACCTAAAGAGTCGGTAGAATTAAATGCTTTAGATACAAATGGGTATGTTTCTAGAACTGTATTTTTAGTTCCAGTAAATAAACCACCTGAATCGGTAACAATAATATGTATTTCATCGTTTGAAGCACCAGCAGCAGTTGCCTGAACGGAAGTTCCTGGAGCACCAGTAAAGTAAGATGAAATACCAATACTGTTTACTGTCCAAGATGAGAATGTGGTGTTAGAATCAATAATAGAAACAGTTAATGAATTGCCTAAAGCACCAGCATATCTAGCAACAAATGGTCCATAAGCATTGGCACTATTTGAACTTAGATATGATATTTCAAAAATATCTTTGTTAGTAATTTGTGGATTGGTTGCTGAAGTATTTGCATCAGCATTTTTACTGTTTGCACCTACTGCTCGAACAACTTGTAAATTATTTCCGTAAGACAGAAAAGAAGCAGCAGAAAAGAAAGATACATATGTATTTGTGTCTGGAGCACCAAACGTATTTACAAGTGTAATCTCACTATCTATTTGAATTCTTTTATTTACTGGACCCCAGTTAAAGTTCCCAGCGAAAGCACCGGCCGTAGTTAAGACTGAAGGTACAACAGTTGTTAAATCAACTTCAGAATAATTTACGCCTGGAGAGATTTGAAAAGCCATTTTGTTATCTCCTAATATGATGTTATATTGGCAATTAAGATACCATACGAATATTTATGTAAGGCCATATTTAGAGATTTTTTATTGAATCTCTGATAAATCCAGCATATATGTCATTCCCATCAGCTAACTCCCATAAATCACCATCAATAATTTCAAAACTATGCTCACGACCATCTTCAATAATAGGTGCTGGTAATACTTCTTCATCTAATTGGTTCATATCTTCTAGTTGAAGTTGCTTTCGGATATCATGGTTTACAATATCTTTGAAATATTTTTGACCAGTTGCCCAAGCAAACATCACTAAACCCATAACCATATCATCATTTGCATCAGCATCTGCAGCAAATGAAGTTTTACTAGCCACAAAAGTGGTTAATTCCGAAATCGTATCAAAATCATTAATTATTAATTTGTTACTTTCAATCAAAGTCTTTAAGTTTGAACAACCAACTCTCTTGACCGCAACCGACATTTTTAATCCCATCTGAACACCACGACCAAAACCAGACGATAGTTGTTGTGGTTGTTTATTACCTGTAAATATCTTAAACAGGTTTTCATATTCAAGGTCTTGATGAATTACATCAGCAACCGTAGGATTATTATTAATTTCTACTAAAACATATGCGTCATTATATAACCTAGCTGCATTATATATAACGGTTGGAAACAGCATAGGTGAAATTGAAGAAGATTTATAAGTTGCCACCTGTTTATATGGAGCTGTAGATATGTCTATTACCGAAAAGGTAGAACAGTCTAAGTTTCTACCTTCAGACACATCAACCCATAAAGCATACAGGTGGTCTTTAGTTGTTTCATCATCACCTTTGATTGGATATTCATATATCTTCATCTTGTCATGCTCAGCAATTGGTGGTTTATAAGCCAACTGTTGTAACTTCTGACCAGATATAAGTGTGTTAGAAGAACCTAGAAACTCTGTTTCAAACTCCTGTCTAAATTGCCTTTCAGAAGTATTCTTGATTGTTTCTTCTTTCCAATCTTCATCACGACCTGGTACCATTGACCAATGAACTTCATATGGTGTATAATTATTGTTCTTATTGACCGCATCAGTCCAAATCTTATAGAATAAATTCATACCATTTGGTGTAGAAACAATAATAATCTTTGTTTTTGTACCAGCAGTAATAACTGGATAGACTGAGGTAAAGAATTCTGTGGCAATATTAGATGGTACGAAAGCAAACTCATCTAAGAATACAATGTTAAACGAACCAGAACGAGCCGCTGAACTTGATGTGGAAGATGCCACGATGATTGAACCATTCTCTAATTCCACACGACCTTTGTTCCATTCAACGACACCTTGTTGTAACCACATAGGTAGATTTTCATAAGCCAACTGTAACTTACCTAAAATACCACGAGCGGTCTCACCTCGGTTGGCGAGAACTGCTACAGATTGTGAGTCTTGAAATAGTATAGTCCAGAGAAGATAGGCGACTGTTGTGGTGGTTTTACCAACCTGACGAGGACATTTCATGATAGTAAAACGATTGTTGTGGAAGGTTCTTAACATATCCTCCTGAAAATCATACATTTTGAATTCAGTTACACCATCATCAAGCGTAATAATCTTAATGTATTTGGTAAAGTATAGTGGGTCTTTCCGACATTTGATGTATTCTTCTACCTGTTCTTCGGAGAAACTAACCTTGATTCCAACCCGCTTTAATAAAATATTATCACGATAAGATTCTTTATTTGGCTTAGCCATTATTTTTATACCAATTCATAAAATTACCCATAGACATTTCTTTTTTATCCAAAAGCCGACAAACTGTTTTTGGCTTTGGTTTTCTTAATTTTAATTTATGTTCTTCTGTTTTTGGTTTTCTAAGCGCTTTTTTTAATTCTTCCGCTTTTTCTTTTCCGTGTAAATCTTCAAAAGACCGGCCTATCAAAGCTTTTCTTTTTTTAATATTCCATTCTTTTGGTTGTTTTTTTCCATATAAAGGATTTTTCTCTCCTCTATTTCCATAATTTGGATTTTTCTCTCCAAACATACCATACATTGCATTTTTTTCACCTTTATTGGCCAACGATTGTGCTATTTTTATGGCTTCTGCACAAGAGATTTGTTTACTTAATGTTTTCCATGCAACTTCATCTTGCCATCTACCATGTTCTTCCCATAACAATCTGTGTGCTTCCGCATGTTCTTCAACTGTAAGTTTAATTAAATTTGATGGGTCATTTGTACCTCCAACATGACGAGGAATTATATGGTGTTTATGATAAATATTCATAGCTGATAAGTCTTTTCCTTATTAGAGTATGTGCAGACGGCAATCTGGCGACATACACCTATTTATGATTTTTGTTGCCATTAGTCTTTACTTTTTAGTAACTTACTCAATTCAGATGTTGAACCTACAAAGATAGCTTTATCAATATTGGTTGTACTAGCTTCTTTTTTA